CAGCCGGTAGCGGCTGGCGGCATAGAAACAGGGCGGGACGACATCGTCATCGCGCTGCACCGGCTGCCCGTCGAGGGGCTCTGGCCTCCAGGACGTGCGTCCGGCGACCGCCAGGACCACGGAGAGGGCGGCAACAGCCCGGTCAGAGACGGACATGGCCGCCTCTGCCGTCAGGCCCACACAGGTCAGCTGAATGACGGCCGAATAGTTGGTCCGGTTGTCGGCGAGCGACGCCACCTCGGCGCGACCCGGCTCCGGATACAGCACGACATAGGGCGTACTAGCGGTCGGTGAGACCCCAGAAGGCGCCCCGCCCAGATAGACGACCAGTCCGGCACCAGTGAGGGCCGACACGACGGCATCGACGTGAGGCAGGACAGCAGGCGTCGTCACGGGCGGCCTCCCGTCAGGTAGTTCCCTCGACGGAGATCCGCCAGGCCGTGGCCGTGGAACCGAAGTCGACGGCCATCACCGAAAAGGGCTGGCCGACGAGCCTAGTGTCGCCCGACGCCGTGATGGTGACGGTGTCGCCGACGTGCAGGTCATCTGCAGCAAGGGAAGCAAACGGCAGCGCCAGTTCGTACCGGGCGACCACCGTCAGCCGCTCCCCCGCCTCCTCGTTGCGAGGAACCCGCTGCGGCTTCAGACGGCACGGCCCCGAATACAACACCGTCGGGGTCCCCGGGGTGAGGACGCTCGTCGACCGATTCAACGTCGGCGTACCGGGCCGGCTGATCGTGCACGCATCCACCATGAGCTGCTGGTGCGCGATCCGACCTGCGGCAAGCAGCGGTTGGATGTCGATGGCTGCCATGTCACGTCACCGGATCCACAGAGAACCCGCCCACCCGGTACGGGCGCAGCGCCAGCTTGTGCTCCGGCGTCAACTGGGCGCCGCCGATCGTCTCTGCCGCGAACGTCCGGGAGTAGTCGTCAATCGACTCCGAGCGCAAGCCCTGCGGGTTCGTCATCGACATTTGCGCCAGGTCCAGGACCACGTCCACGACGTCGTCCGGGACCTCGGCATAGCCGTGGCTGTAGGTGACCCGGACCCGCTGCGACCAAATGCCTTGCGGGCGCAGCCATGGAAAGCCCATCAGCCGTGTGGGCGTCCACCATGCCTCGCCGCGGGTCAGCTCGGTGCCGATCCGCGTGTAGTCGCGGCCCTCGAGGGCCGTGTATTCGACGTTGGTGATCCCGAACAGCTCGACGACGGTGAGCAGATGGGTGTCATCAAGAACGAGGGGACGCTGCGGAAGCCGAAGCACCCGCCCGTTACCCGGCAGGGTGATCGTCTCGTTCTCCACCAGGGTGAACTGCTGCCGGCAGTGCTTGCGAACCCGAGCCGAGGCACGGCGGATCGCCATCGCGGCCTGCGCCGGATCCAGCGACCGCTGCAACGCCGCCTCGAGGTCCGCCTGCGTTGCCAGAGGGGTCGGGGACACAGGGCGCCCCCTTTACTCCTCGCCGTCGGCCAGGCCAGCCAGCCGCTTCACAACGGTCGAGCGCGGCTTGTCCTTCGCCTGCTCCGCCTCGAGAGCCTGTGCGGCACGCCCCGGATCGCCGTCCACCCACGTCATGAGGGTGTCGATGGTGCCGTCCACCGGCGGCCCGTCACCCTCCGACTGGACAGGATCCGCCGCCTTCGCGGGGGCGGGCTCGGGCTTCGGCTCGGGGTCCCTCTCCAGAACCTCGATGCAGCCGACGGGGGCGTTGTCCGCGAAGTGACGGGCCATCTCGCCCTCCAGCTCCGCATCCACGTTGAACGTGGTGACGGCGTAGTTCCAGTACGCCTCAAACGGTTTGACCACACGCACACGCATGCGTCTTCCCCTTCATAAGAGCCCCGCCGGCACAGGCAGACAGGGGTGCCTGTGCCGGCGGGAGACGGTCAGGCGTGCTCGATGACCACGCCGCGCTTGTACAGCGCCGCGTCGCCGCTGCCCGCGTCGGTCGGAACGCCGTAGTCGCCCACCCACGACCAGGTCGACGACAGGACCTGCTGCAGGCGGTCCTGCGGCGGACGCACCAGCAGCGTCATGTCGACACCCGGTGCCACGTTGACCTGTCGCACCTCCGGCACGTCCTCCACCCCGGTGCCGGACAGCAGCGTGCCGGTGTTGTCGAACGGGGCCGCCATCAGCGCGGACGCGCCCAGGACGATCGGCCGGTGCACCGTCAGCGTGCCCGCCGAGCCACCCAGGATGGTCGGGGTCTCGATGTTCCTGACCCAGTCGATGCCGCCGAAACGGCCAATACTCAGGTCGCGGTAGATGGGGCTGTCAACGCGGCCCTGCAGCGCCTGCTTGAAGTCGCTGTCGGAGAACAGTTCGGCCTCAGTGTCCGGGTCGATGTGCGCGACGTAGTAGCCGCCGAGGGTCGGCACGTTCATCTTCCTGAGCCTCGCGACTGCGCTGCGGAAGTTCTGGAAGGTGACCGTGTTGCTGCTGGCCAGGTCGTAGGCGGTGTTCGTGCCGGTAGCGCGGATCGTGGTCGGCGCGTTGCTCGAGATCACCGCATCACCGACGACGTCCACCCGCGCGGAACCCAGCGTGAGCGTGTTCGTGGACGTGTTGACGCCGACGACCGTGTTCGCGACACCAGCGATCGTCACGTTCAGCGGGTTCGCTCCGGACACCGGGGTCGGCACACCGTTGACGTTGACCGTCGAGAACCCGTTCACGGACTGCACGATGATCGCCGTGTCCGAGGTGCCCGCAGTGGTGCACCACGTGCGGCCGCCCGCGTAGGACGCGTACAGCTTGTTCCGGGCGACCTGGTTGATGGTCTGCCCCGCGTTGATGCCGAGGGTCTCCACGTCGGCAAGGAACTTGGAGGCCAGCGCCATCGCGTTGGACAGCATGTTCGTGTCCATGCTGTTGGCGTACTGGTCCATCACGACCGACCACTGCTCGATGCTGTAGGTCGACGCGGACGGGTCCGAGCCGGTCACCGGCGTCGTCGCCGGCGCCAGCAGACCCTTACGGGTGAAAGTCTTCGTGTCCCCGAGCCCGCCCTGCCACGGCTCGGAGTCCGCAATCGCAGGGAACAGAAAGTTCGGCACGAGCGCGTCACGGAAGACACGGTCCAGGATGCCGTTCTGCAGCATCGCCTGAATCGCGGCCGGAACGGTCGCACGGACACCGGCGTGCCGGTCAAGACGGAACCACGAACGGGTGGTGCCCGCCTTCGGGATGGTGGGGGTCATGCTCACTCCTCAGTGATTTCTACGGACACCAGGTCCGGGTGCTGCTCGGCAATCGCCTGGACCCCGAGCAATGCGGTTTGAATGACGGCCGACACGGCGGCGCAGACGCGACCCCCAGCGACGTGCTCTTCGTGACCGGCCACCTCAATCGAGATGCGCCCCTCGCCCAGGTGGGCGCGGACTTCGATCACGCCGAGCGCTGCCGGTAACCGAACTGGGAGAGGTAATCGGCGACCTCGTCCTTGGATGCCTTCGAGTAGTCGGTGGGCGCCGGCGCGCCTCGCGAGCCCTGCCCGGGGTCAGGCCGGGGCTTCGGCTTGCGGGCGGGCTCCGGCTCCGCCGCCGCAGCGCTCACCACCGGTTCGGGCTTCGCCCAATGCGGCTTGCGCTCCAGCAGGTCCGCAAGGTCCGCTTCGATCGCATCGGTATCGATCTCGCCGTCGGAGTCGACGTACTTGCTGGGGTCGCGCATCAGCACGTCCACGGCATCCGACGGATCCGCGAACTGGCCGACCGCAAAGACCTTCACTTCGGACGACACGGCACGCGCAACGGCCTTCGCCGCCTGGGTCTTCGCACGCTCGCCCTGAGCCTGCGCCTTCTCCAGCTCGGACTTGTCGCGGTCCTCGAACTCTTGCACCTTGCGTGCGAGAGCAGCCATCTCCCTCTTCGCGGCCGCGGCTTCCTTCTTCGCCGCAACCCGCTCAGCTTTCATCCGCTCGAGAGCCTTCTTGCCCGCATCGCCCAAGCCGTCCTTCGCCGGCTCATCACCGGGCTCCGGATCGCCCTCGTCGCCCTCGGGGTCGTCGTCACCATCGCCGTTCAGGGCGTCGGCGAGCATCCGCTCAGCTTCGGGGTCTCCCCCGTCGCCGGTCCCGGCGCCGGCGCCAGCCGCCGGTGCCTCCGGGTCGCCGCCCTCAGGCTCAGGGTCGTCGTGTCGTGCCAGGTTGAACCAGGTGGCGCCGGTTGCCGGTGCCGGGTGCTTCTCGGTGGACATTGCGTCCGCCCTCTCGTGTGATGCGAAAGGGGCGCCGTTGCAGCACCCCTCGGGGGTTGGGTGGTGCGTGGTCAGCTCTTGAGACTGCCGTCGGCTGACCAGGTATCGGGGACAGCGTCCGAGGCGCCGAGCGCCTTGGCCCGCTGGATGATGAAGCGCCGCACCTTGCTGCGGGCCTCTTCCGTCGGCGGCTGCACACGGCCGACAGCACGGATGGCGTTCTCGAGATCCGCACGATTGCGGATGGGGAATCTCCCTCCAGGCATCGCCTGGCCCTTCGCGGCCGCCTTCTTCCGGGCGGCCGTGTTCATGTCGGCCACGATGTCCTCCTACAAGAGGTAGCCAAAGCGCCGCAGGAGCCGGATCAGTTCGTCCCGGTCCTCGGCGAGCTTGAGAATCTCGGACGGCATCAGCCGCGGAGTACGAAGGCGGAAGCGCGGCAGGCCCTGCTCAACGTCCGCTCGGGTGCGGGCGAACCGCTGCCCCGTCCTCTGCTCGGTCTCACGCCGCATCTCCTGGAAGAACTCGCCGCGGCGTGTAGTGCTCTCCAGCGTGGCGACGACTTTCCGCCCATAGACGTCCAGCGTCTGCACGCTCCGGCTGGCATTCACGACGCGGAAGATGTCAGCGCCTTCCCGAATCGCGGTCGCGCCACCCACGCCAAACCGTCGGTCCTGCTCCGCGCGGGACAGGCTGTTGAAGAACGCCTTCGGGTCCGTAAACCGACCCGGCCGCGCCTTCGTCGACGGACTGCCATAACACTGACAGCGGCGATGCCTAGCGAAGTCCGCATTCCAGCGGTACCACTTCCCGGCGAGGATCACGCAGCGGGCGCACGCGCCGGGCCGGACCATCCGGATGTAGCCGGTCACCGTGCGGTTGGCGACCATCGCCACTCCCATCGCTCCCGACCCTGCGTCCGCGACCTCGCTCGCAACGATCCGCTGCAGGCTGGCCATGCCGCCGAGCATCGCCTCCTGCAACGTCAACCCGCCCTGGATCAGGGTCTTGGCGCGGATGACTGGCAGGTACAGCAGCGAGTCCAGCGCCCGACCGTCCGCCGCGGTCCCGGCCAACTGCCGGTACTGCACGGTCGACGCGCCGTCCGCGTAGTCCGAGGAGAGCCCGTCCGCGGCCACCATCGCGTCCACGTACCGCTGCCCGGTCGACGCCGCGAGCAACTGGCCCGCGGCCAGCGCGCTCACCATCGCATCACCGATGCCCCGCAGCCACGATCCGGACAGGTCCGTGGTGTCCAACTGCCGCCACAGTTGCGCCATACGCATCGTCGCCTGAAGCTGCGCGCGGCGTTGCGTCTCACCGTAGGAGGCGACGATCGTGCTGGTGTCGGCCATCTCAGCCGTCCGCGGAAGCCGCCGAGAACTGCGGCACCGGTTCGCCACCACCTGGGCCGCCGTCCGATGGCGCGGGGGCGCCCGGGGCGGTCGGCGGCGCCGTCGACAGCGCGTGCAGGTCCGCGGCCGTCATCCGGGTCAGAGCCTCATCCTGCATCGCCCGCATCCGGATCCGCTGCTCAGCCGAGTAGCCCAGGTCCTCCCAAGCCTGCTCGGTCGGCAGGATGCCGGACGCGTGCAGCTTGGTGACCGCGTCCGCCTTCTGCGCATAGGTCGGGGTCGCAGCGTCCCGCCACGCCGTCTCCAGACTGCGGGCCTTCGGATCCAGGCTGCCGTCCCGGACCAGCAAGGCGAGACGCATCACCCGCTCCCACGCCTCCCCGAACGCCCGCTGGCGCCGCTCGGACCGCTTCACCAGGCGAGCCTCCGACGCACGGATCGCGTCCGCGGACGGCGGCTGATCCGTGGCCAGGCCGAGGAAGGCCGGCGGAAGGCCCGTCAACGCGGCCACGAGCCGGGCAAGCTGGTTGATCGTCTCGTGGAAGTTGGTCAGCTGAGCCTCGGGGAACTGGCCGAACTTGACGCCGTCGCCCTCGTTCACCCACAAGCGGCCCGCCAACGACGACATCGCGCCGAGCGGCTGCCCCATCTCATCGGCGAAGTCGTCCCTGCTCATGCCGGTCGCCCACCGGCGCGGCATCGCGTGATACTCCGCACTCACCATCATGTCCGTGGCGATCTTGCAGGCGGCATCCGACAGAGGGATCACCGCACGCAGCTCCGACGTGCCGTCCATGTGCCGCAACCGGGGCCGGTTCGCCAGCGTCACCACCAGCAACTGACCGAGACCATGCTCATCCCGGTCGACCTCGACCCACGCGCCCTTCTGCTTCTCGAACTGGTGGCGTGAGTCCGGCAGGTACAGCATCGCGTTCTGCACCGGCATCGACCCGGACGCGGCCGGCTCATCCCACCGCTTGATCGCGGCGATCTCCTGCCGCGTCCGCGGATCCCGCTCCGCATACGCCTCGAGCGCCGACTCCGCAGTGACGATCGGGATCTCCTCATCGGCGTCGTTCGCGCCGACGATCGCATACGACCGCCGCAGCGCCAGCGCATCCACGTGCGCCTGCTGCGACCCCTCGTCGAGGTTGTTCGCCTGCCAGATCTCCCACAGGTCATCCGCGGTCGTCTCGCTCTTGGCGTACCGAAAGCCCTCGATGTCCAGCCGCTCATCCAGCGCATCCACCACCAGCTGCGGCCAGTTGATGACGACCTGCCGCATCCGGTCGGACAGCTCGACCTGAATCTCCGGCGCCATGTACGACAGCGGCTGAATGCCCTCGTAGTAGGCGTCCATCAACTTCAGCTCGGGCAGCTCCTTGTCGTGCGCCTGCACGAGCCGCTTCAGCCACTCCTCCGGGGACAGGTCCAAAGCCACAGCCCCACCCCCTTCAGGTCAACGCATGACGGTTGTCCGGCTCGACTTCTTCGGGCGGGCCATGCCTGCGGCAATCGCGTCACCAGCGGCTTCATGGGCAAGTACGGACACCACCGTCAGGTCGATCTTCTGGTGGGGTGCTGCCTTGCGCAGCACGTACCGGCCAGCGGTTCGGGCCGCCTTCCGGGCATGCCCCACGTGAGCCGACGTGTCCTCACAGCCGTCATGCTCGAAGGCACTGCCAGCCTTCGTCACATCAGTCAGCAGCCGTTCACAGGCGGCATACATCTGCACGACGCGCTGCGTGTACCAGCGGACCACCCGCTTCTCCCCGTACCGCTCCGCCCACGTGTCGACCTCGGTCTCCCAGTACGGCGGATCGCAGTACGCGCGCACCACGTGGTAGCGGTGCATCACCTCGTCCATAGCGGCGTCGACCTCGAGGCGCGGTGTTTGGCCGCCCCACTCGGCCGGGTCCCAGATCGTCGGCAGCTTCAGTGAGCTGTACACCGGCGTGAACTGGTAACCATCCAGCGTCTCGAGCCGGATGCCCGTCCAGTCGTCGATGTCGCTGCCGTCGAACCCGAGCGTCACGGGCGTCCCGTCCGGGACCTCCCGCGGAGCTGCTCGAAGATCCCAGCGGTCCCGGGCAAGCCATGTACCCGTACCCGCCGTGATCCGGTTGCCGAAGAACCGCTCGGCCTGCGCCTGGTCCCGTTCGATCAGCTCAGCAGCTTCGGCCTCGATGGCGTCGAGGTCGACCCACCAGGAGTCGCCATATACCGCCTTGTGAATCTTCCGGCGGTCCGCCTTCTTGGCGTAGTCCAGGTCAGCCGGAGCCCGCCGGAAGTCCCGGAAGATGTCCTGCACCTTCGCCTCGAACGTCCGCTGCGCCACGCTGTTCTCGCTGGGGTCCCAGCCGTTCGTCGTCTCCGTCGACCGGCCGCCCATGCCCGCCAGGCCACGCCGCTGCGTGTCCGCGACCCTCTGCATCTTGTTCTCGGTCGTCCAGATGCCGGATTCGTCCTGCGGCACGAAAGTGACGCGCTGACCGAGGCGGGACTGAGCCGACGAGGTCACCGTGTCGATGCGGCCCCCGCCCGGCAGGCGAATGAACTCCTCGCCCGTCTTCGGGATCAACTCGGCAAGCGGACCCTTGTCGATCATCGGACGGAGGGCACCATAGATGTTGTCGGTCTGCTCCTCCGAGAACGCCGTGATCTGGATCAGCGGCGTCGGCCACGGCATGCCCATCGGCTCGCCCGGCTCGTACAAGCCGACACCCTCGACACAGACCTGCGACGCGGTCAGCGGACCCTTGCCCCACTTCTGCGGACGCACCAACTGGCTGCGCCGGTAGTGGAACGCCGAAGCAGGCGACAGCATCGACCGCTCCCGCGTCGCACCGGGCTTCACCCGGTAGTGGTTCAGGTAGAACCACAGCATCTCGTCGGTGAGGACATACGGCTCGCCAACGGAGAAGCCGTCCGGGATCACGCAGTGCGCCTCAACCCAGTCCGCGATCAGGAAGCCGAGCGTGGGCCACTGGACTACCCGATCATCCCCCGTCACCGGGAACGACCTTGAACCGATCCCGGGCCGTGCGCCGCTTCACCGGCTGCTTCCCGGAACCCTCGCGCCGCTCCGCGACCTCGTCGGCCGCAATCCGCCACCGGTTCGCCCGCATCCCCGGCGTCGTCAACCCCAGCGAGTCGGCCATCTGCCGAACCAGGGTCGACAGATTCACCCGCGACTCCATCGCCTCAGCCTCAGCGAAGCGGCGCACGTACAGCGCCACCTCGTACTCCTGGCCGTACCGCTCCCACATGATCGCTTGCGGCTTTCGCCACAGCGACGCCCACAACTCGTGCTCGCGGATCGTCTGCTCCGTCAACGGCCACTCGGGCATTGCGCCCTGGCGGCCCTCCGCGGGCAGGATCGTCCACTCGCCAGCGTCCCGGTCACGCCGCAGCGCGCTCGGGTCGGGGGCCGGGCCGGAGCGCGCTCGTGCTCCACCACTCGCCATCTCGGTACTCCTCGAGTCGCGCCGTTGCGGCGCTCATCCCGACCGGCATTGCGCACGATCGGCCGTACATGACGAAACCCCCGACGGGCGGGGGCTCCGAGGTACTACAGACGACGGCGTGGGCATGCCACCCTTCCCGATGCACGCCCACGCCGCCGCCGGTTCTTGGGGATCGGGACGGCGGTACGGGCAGGTTGCCGTCTCCTGCCGCCTACTTGGGTATTCCCGATCGCGCCAGGGCGATCCCACAGGACGTCACCGTCTGTGGTTATGGATCGAGGACTTTTTGGATCATGAAAAATTAGAACTTGACGGACCAGGGCTAGCTCTCCCCGGCGGTCCGACCTTGATCGCCCCGACGGGTCCCTCCCCTGGGGTACGGTCACCCTCCGTCGCGATGCCAGCCGCCAGGCTGTTCGCCGGCCGTCGACCGGCTGTGGCACGACGTGCAGAGTCCCCGGCCGTGCCGCGGGTCGTCAGGGTCCTCGCCTCGCTCGACCAGCTCCCGCCGACTGAGGGGGTGGTGGTCAGCGTGTACCGACGGCCGACCGCAGGGCCTGCCGTGGGCATGGCCCTCGTCGACGCAGACGCAGACCGGGTCACGAGCCAGCACAGCGGGACGGAAGCGCTGCTCGTGCTGTCGTCCATAGCCTCGCTGCCGTGCTGTGCCACGCCTCTGCTCTGCCTGTCGCCTGTGCTGCTCACACCGTCCGCCTTGCGTGTACTCGGGACAGCCAGGCACCGAGCAGATCCGGTAACCACCGCGCCCACTCATGTGATGCCGAGGTAGCCGGACAGGCGGACGATGTTCTCGCTGCCGGCCGGATCGACGGACACCCAGACGTGGTAGTCGCCTGGTGTGAGGGTGAGTGCTCCGCCGTCCGGTCCGATGAGGAGGCGGGCTTCGGTGGGACTGGCCCAGTCGCCGATGTGCCAGTCGACCGTGCTGGGGTTGTTGCGGTTGGACATCGACAGGATGGCGATCCTCGGTGTGGTGGCGGTGAGGTCGACGCCTGCCGGGGCGGTCACCGTGATGTGCAGGTATTCGGTGCTGCTGGCTGGGATCACCACGGGGCGGCCACCTCCCAGCTTGTCTGCTGTGGTGCGCCAGCCGTCCACGTTTCGGCCTGGGGTTCGCCTGCGACCCATGGGCTGTAGGGCGCGCCGACGGTGATGTCGATGTCGTCGCGGGTGCTGTGCGTTGTCCCGCTGGCCGTGAGCGTCGCCGTGGCGGTGAGCGCGGCGTTGCCGGTGCTTGTTGTGGTTCCTGCTGCTGCGAGTGCTGCGGCAGCGTTGAGGCCGGTGCCTGAGGCTGTCGCGCGGACGCCGGCCGCTGTGAGGGTGCCCGTCGTGTTCAGGGTGGCGTCTCCGAGTATGGGCGGTACGCCGGTCACTCCGTCGGCCGTGAGGGTGGCCATGGACGTCAAGGATGCGTCGCTGCTGTGGGCGATCTGTCCTTGTGAGGTCAGGTCTGCTGTGGTGGCGAGGCCCGCGACGGCTTGGGTTGCGCGTGTTCCGTCCGCGGCGAGGGTTGCGGTGGGGGCGAGGTTCGCCGTCCCGGTTGTGGCTCGGGTGCCGTCTGCGGTGAGGCTGGACGTGATCGTGAGTGCCGTGCCGCCTGTGGTGGCGTGCAGTCCTGTTGCGGTCAGGGATGCGGTCGCGGTGACCGCAGCGTCGCTGGCGGCGGCTCGTAGGCCCGACGCGGACAGTGTTGCCGTGCTGGACAGTGCCGCGTCGCCGGTGGCGCCGGTGGTGACATCCGCCCCGGTGAAGTCATCGAATCTGAGCGAGCTGGTGGATTCGGCGCGGATTCCGACGCTGGTGCCGGTGGTGACGGCGGTGTCAGTGACGCTGACGCGCTGGATGCCGTTGACGTATCCCTTGATGGTGCTACCGACCGCCTGGATTTTCGCGACGTCACCAGCGACGGCGGCTGCGGCGAAGGAACCGATGGAGGTAAAGCTGCCACCGACGACGGAGAAGAGGTTCCACGACGTGCCGTCGTTGCGCCACAGGTAGCCCGAGGTGAAGGTGGAGTTGCCGCGGCACCATATGCCGTGGCTGACGGCTGCGGTGGCGGCGATGGTGACCTGCGCTGAGTTGTCGTTGGTGGCCATGGCGCCGGCGGCGCGAAGGATGACCGTGCCACCCGCTGATCCGGATGAGAGCTGGTTGGAGATGATCGACCAGTCGCCGGACACCTCAACCCAGTTGGCGCCGAGGTTGGTGGAATCGGAGCGGTTGAAGTTGTCGGTGAAGGTCGTCACGGCGGCCTCCCCGTCAGCGCGTCACGCCACCTGCGAGCTACGCGATCATGCAGATTGGGGGGCCACGCTTGCACCCAAGGACGCCAATGTGAACGTGTCGGCTGAGGCCCACGCCTTACTGGCTGTCAGTGCCACCGAGAACAGGAACGTCCCGGCGGAGGAGGCCGTCCACACCGAGATGTGGGTGAGCGTCTCCGACGTGCCGCCGTTCGTCCACGCCGACGGCGCTGTACTCAGCGACAGAGACGAGCCCGACGAAGAGCTGGAGAAGACGAAGCTGTTGCGGGTGGTCGAGCCGACGCTGATGTTGGCGGTGCCGGCGGCGCCGGGGTCCCCGGTGTGCAGCTGCACG